TTGACGGTGCGGCATTATCCATTAACAATTTAGGCCGATTGATGAAAGGCCTTAAATAGCCTGGATATCTGGGCTAACAGTTTTATACCGATTAATACCGGTATAGAAAGGACAATTAAATGTCTGTTGTCACCTTGTCGGTGAAAAGTCGGGAGAACGCTGGGGTAACCTATGCGGATCCCGCAAAGCCGGACATGACTGTTCGGTTCCGATTTAGCACCATTCAGAAGTCTTTGAATGGTGTACCCGTTCCCAATTACGCAGTTGAGATTATCGCAAATGATAACAACTCAATTGAGGTTGGGGGCGTATCTGCCCTCGATGCCTTGAGTGTGCGCGTTCGTGTTTCTGGAACGCTACCATCCAAGGGACGTTTAAGGGACATTCTCACTTCCATAGCGGCCAGTATGGCGCAGTGGGAAACTGAGAATGTTTTCCAGGGTTTTGCACCTGCCACAGCACCGGGAATCAATGATGCCCTCTAAATTACTGAGTGTATTATTTGATTTCCTTAACCGTGAAAGGACGAAACCGTGGATCTCAAAGGCTCCATCAGAGCTGTTAATAGTTGTATTAGCAGTTTTATTGACACTCATCGTTTTGGTGTCGATGATTCTGCCGCACGCGGCCTTGTTTTCCAAAGGCTCTGTGCCAAATTCGAACTACCAGCAGTTGACAAAGCCGACAAGCGTCGACAAGACGCTTGGGAGCGATGGATCAACTACGACTCCAACCTCCCAGAAAGAGGAATTTTAGGCCCTTACTGGGCCAAGGCGCGACTTTGGGTGCACGAGACCCTGTCCGGTTTTCGGATGGGCGATCTCGCATTCACTAATGGCTCGAGTTTTGAGCCATTGGGGTCGGCTACCTCGCTAGCTTGTAAGCTAAGCGCAGAGTGGACGATAACTTCGGACTGTTTTGACCTTTTTGCCAGGTATTCATACTGGCATCGAGGACTCAAAATGGCCGTTAAGAAGCGCTTTAAACGCTACTGCACAAAACAAGTACTCACTGAAAGGGCTATAAACCAGATTCTCTGGAGCCGCTTTGGGTCTAAGAAAGACCCGGCTTTNGAAATCTACAAGTTTAAGCTCTTTTGTGTGGTTAAATTTGTTCGTGGTAATAGGTGGTCGACGGTCCCGAAAAATAATTTGAAGGATCGTTCGATATGCCTTGAACCGCTGTGCAACATGCTTGTTCAAAGAGCAGTTGGGTTGGGTCTGCGTAGGTCTCTTCGAGAGACCCGCGCTATAGATCTCGATCACCTGGCAGATGTGCACAGGAATCGAATAAGCGACGAAAACGTCGCTACGATCGATTTAGCTGATTGTAGTGATACGATCAGCGTTAGGTTGATAAACTACCTTTTAC